TATACTGAAGCAAAGTTATTGAAAAAAGGTTGTTATATGGATGAATGTGGGATACACGAGTACCTGCAAGAGTACGTTTATGAGTTGTCTGACGAATTAGAATACATAAACGATATATACAATGCACAGACAAATGAACTGTATAAAGATGACGAATTAACTCGTGTTAAATCAATCATTTTAGACAACCTATAAAGCGTAGATCCAACAACTGGATTTTGAAAATTTAACCTTAAACAAACAAAAAAATGTACTATCAAATCACACAAACTGAAACCAAAAAAGTCCTTTTATGGGAGTTTAAAAAAGTAAACACTTATAAGTTTAACGACTACAAAGAAGCGGTTGAATTTGCAGTTCACGAACAAATAAAAAACATCGATTGTATAATAGACCAAAACACAATCACAAAACGAAAGCCGTTCCGAAATATGCTTACATTCATACAATTCAAAAAAGAGGCATATAATAATCCAATGCACTACATTGGGGTTCGCAATCCTAAAAATATCAACCTGTGGAATTACTATATATATCTATTCACTACACGTCAATTTCATAAACTTAAAAAAGCATAACGATTGAAGGAATACGAGTCTATATAATAAACCACTATAATACCACTAAAACCCTTACATTAACTTGTAAGGGTTTTTTTTGGTCTATATATAGCCTAAAAAAGAGCTTTATACATTAATACACATTATAAGCCCATCTAAGGGCTTTTTTTCGTGCCTTGTATACTTACGTATCAATGTAATAATTAAAGGACTGTAATGTGCCTGGAATTACCTTACATTGGATCTTGTGTATATACATTACAATAGCGTAGCAATGCCATCTATTTAAGCATCAAAAAATAGCTTTGAACATCATCAAACAACTTTGTCCCGTATTATAAACAGAAAAAAACGACCAAAGCCTGGGGGTCTGACCATCATAAAACTTTTCCCCCCTTATACCATCGCCCGCCCTTCCTGTACACCCTGTCAGTATTTTGAACTGGTTTGGGGTTCTCCCCTACCCTAGTGTATAGAGCAAAAAAAAACACCCGAAGGTGCTTATTACTTTTCTTTAATGTGCATTAGGAGAGATCCAAGTAGGAACATTAACAATCCAAATGATACTGTTGTGATTGGTTCTATCATAGTCTTAAAATTTACCACCTATTTTTCCATCAGGTCTTTTGATGATTCCACCAAACCCTTTATTTTCTCTTATACTTTTCATATACTCATCACAACAAGTCGCATCAGGACAAACTACTTTACCATCTATGACTTCTAACTTGTGTCTAGTAAGTTCTTTTATTTCACCACACAGGCTACATTCAAATTTTGACATAATTATTTATTTAGCAGTAGGGGTAGGAGTCGAACCTACATAGAGACATTTCTGCTACCTCTACCTTCGAGACAAGAAGGTGTGTCTGCCATTCCACCACCCTACTTTGTTGTAAAGTACATCGCTAATATATATCCAATCGGCAATATGATTGCGACTGCGTAAATATAAGTATCTGCCATAACTTTGTTTTTTTTTGATAAGGGGAAGCAACCAAACCTCCCCTCCTCAAATGCTGATTCTTAAATCCCAATTTAAAAATCTTTGCCTACCTACTGATAACTAAAACCCATATTTAATTGAGGTAGGACTTTTATGCTCCACTCACGCAGGAAGCTCTCGTTGTGACCCTACAGGATTTGAACCTGCAATCTTCATCTTGACTAGGGATGATGTTTTTACCAATTTAAACTATGGGTCTTTAGGATCATAACCGACTTGTTATGTTTTAGATAGTAGGTCGTACTATTCCTAAAATAATTAAGGCTCAAGTCTATTCGACAGTATCGTCTAGTGAACGAGATTATAATGAGTTACACTACCACTCAAGGCCTTAACCACTTACTGACTTGACAAATGTACAAAATTGTTATTAAAGTATTATTAAAAAGACCTAAAAATTACAAATAAAAATACATCTTCCTGATTATCAGTAATTTAAAGTTTAGGGGTCTAATTGGGGTCTAATTGAGGTCTAAATGGGGTCTAATTGGGGTCAACGATACCCCTATAAAGATAAGGATAAGGATAAAGAGTATTCTTTCTTTTTTTGTGTTACTTTTTTTCTTTCTTATTTGTTTACCTAAATAATTTATTGTATGTTTACCAAAGATGAAAAGATTACCTACAGAAATAAAAAGGCAACGAGGCACGTTAAGGGATGATAGAATAAACCCTAACGAACCACAATCTCCTTTAAACATCCCTCCAGTACCTACTTGGTTGTCTGAGGATGGACAGAAATCTTTTTTTGAGTTAAGCATAATGTTACACGATATGTCTGTTCTAACTCAAGCAGACGAACTATCCCTTACATTGCTGTGTGATGCTTATGGCGATTACAAACAAGCAAAGGAAATTATAAACACATTAGGACCAACACAAGACGTAACGTCAAGAGAAGGTCATACTAAATCGATACAAAGACCTGAAGTCATTATAGCCAATCAAGCTTTCGTAAGAGTTTTCCAACTACTCAAAGAATTTGGTTTAACACCATCGAGTAGAGCTAAAGTGAATGCTATAGAGAATCAGGCAAATACACCTGACATTAAAATAGAAAATTTCTTTAACAGCGATGAATAATCTTCATCACATAGATAAAGATAAATACTACTTTGATGACAAAGCAGCTAAGAGAGCTGTAGATTTTATTCAAACTTTTTGTCAGCACGTTAAAGGAGACTTAGCAGGTCAAAGGTTTATTCTTGAGAAGTGGCAAAAGGATGATATTATCGAACCACTATTTGGATGGAAGTCTAAGAAAACTGACTTACGTAAATTTAGACAATGTTTTGTATTTATTCCTAGGAAGAACGGTAAGACAAACTTAATGGTAGGTATCGCACTCTATATGCTTTTTTCAGATGGAGAGAAGGGTGCTGAGATTGTATCTGCCGCAGCCGATAAGGAACAAGCTAGATTATCTTTTTCTATTGCAAAACAAATGGTACTTCAGGAGCCACAACTTCTTAAACGCTCTAACGCTTATAGAGATTCTATAACTTACGATAAAGTTGGATCGTACTACAAAGTTATATCAGCCGATGCAGACACTAAGCACGGACTAAACTTATCTTGCTGTCTACTAGATGAGATACATTCTCACAAGAATAGAGACTTGTACGATGTACTACTCACATCTATGGGTGCTAGAAAAGAACCTCTTATGCTAGGAATTACTACGGCAGGAGCAGGTCACCAAAAGGATCACATTTGTAAAGAGCTGTATGATTATTCTAAGAAACTTATAGATGGTGTAATTGAAGATGATTCTTTTTTAGGTGTAGTTTACGAAGCTGACCCAAAAGACGATATTTTTGACGAAGAAGTTTGGAAGAAAGCAAATCCTGGTTATGGTACTATCATAACTGAGGAGTATATGAAACAACAATCAGTAAAGGCTAAGAATGAGCCATCTTATGAGAATACTTTTAGAAGGCTACATCTTAATCAGTGGGTTGCTAATGAAACTAAATGGATTAGCGATGAGAAGTGGATGGATTGTGACGAAGGTGTTACAGAGTCTAGGTTACTAGGTAAACCCTGTTATGTTGGCTTAGATTTAGCTTCTACACGAGATATTACTTGTTTAGCACTACTTTTTCCTGATAAAGAGGGTAGTTACGACATAATTATGCACTCTTTTATACCTTCTGACAACGCTCATAAACGCTCAGAGAGAGATAAAGTAGACTACCTTAAATGGCACAGAGAGGGTTATGTGGACCTTACTCCAGGAGATGTGTGTGATTACAACTACATTAAGCAAAAAATAAGAGACATATCAGAGAAATTTGATGTACAAATTATAGCATACGATAGGTGGAACGCTTCACAGATTGTAATTGACCTTACAGAAGAAGGTTGCCCAATGATTCCAGTAGGACAAGGTTACAGAACGATGTCACCTGCCACTAAGGAATTTGAAACATTAATATTAGCAGGAAGCATACGACACGGAGGAAACCCTGTGCTTAGATGGATGATGTCTAACGTAGTTTTAGCTTTAGACCCAGCAGGAAACGTAAAACCAAACAAAGCAAAATCAAATGATAAGATTGATGGAATTGTAGCTTGTCTGATGGGACTGTCAGAGGCTATGCAAAACAAAAATAATGGTGGATCAGCATACGATGACAGGGAGATATTCTTTATCTAAAGATGAGATAATAGCTCAAGAGCAAGACTCTATAAGACAAATCTGCGAATCAGTTGCAGGTAGAAATCAAGACTATCACCTTGTGGATGATTTGATTCAAGAAATCAATGTTATCCTCCTTACACAGATAGAAGAAACCATCCAATCACTCTACGAGACTAATCAGCTAAAGTATTTCGTAGCTAGAGTAACAACAAATCAAGTTTTATCAAACACATCACCATTTCACAAGACTTATCGTGATAAGGGTCTTATGAATGCTCCTGCATATTTTGAATACGATGGTACTGCCGATGATTTATGGAAAAAGGCATTATCTATAGAGGATAGTATGAGTAAGGACATAATTTATTTCAGATTTGAATACGGACTTAAAATATCGCAAATATCAGCTATAAAAGGTGTTTCAGAGCGATATGTATATAGAGTATTATCAAGAACCTTAAAATATTTGAAAAAAACTTTGTGATATTGGTTCAGTATTTAGGTGTTTTTACTATTTATTAATGTATAACTATTCAAGCAGCTTTGGGTCTATTCGATTTCTTTACAAACAAAAAAACCAACACGGACAAGGAAACTCGTTCTGCGTTTGGTCAAACTGTGCTTAACGGCATTTTCGGCAATGCTTCAGGACAGGGAGTATCAAAAGAACAAGCAATTCGCATATCGACAGTCTGGTCGTGTGCTAGAGTTCTATCCGAAACAATAGCCTCCCTTCCTATCTGCCTTTATTCTAAAGATGAAGATAATAAGAAGATTAAATTAAAATCAGATCCATTAAATAATTTAGTGGGTGAACAACCATCTCCGTTATACACCTCTTTTATGTTTTTTGAAAGAGCTTTGGTTGATTTAAGTTTTGATGGTAACTTCTGTGCTTATATAGAGCGAAATGCAGGTGGTTTACCAATCGGACTACACCCTATTCAATTTGATGATGTAGAAGTATATGTTACACCTGATGGGAGGGGAGTTTATTATGAAGTTATACAAAACCCTGACACTCCATATCCAATAACAGGTAAAGTTCAATCTATCAATATGATTCACGTAAAAGGGATGTCATTTGATGGTATAGTAGGTAAATCACCTATAGAAGCAGCAGCAGAAACATTAGGAATTTCAATATCATTAGATAAACACGCAGGATCTTGGTTTAGGAACGGCTCACAGTTGGGAGGAATACTAAAACATCCAGGCACTCTTAAAGCTGAGACTGCTAAAC